GGTACTATATTTAGATAATCTTCAAATACGTCAGAAAATTGATATGTTGTTAATAAGTCTTCATTGTATTCACCTAAATCATTTTGTCCATTTGCATTTGAGTTGTATTCTCTAATTTGTGGTACTAGGTAATTTGCAGTACTTGTTTTTTCATTATTACCGTCTAACGTAAATTTTAATCTGGCGGTTGTTGTTGTTGGAATTCCTTTATTCGGGTCGTTTGTAATTTCTTGTTCACCGAATTCATTTGTATAAACATATTCCATGTTCATAGGTAACACAACCATTGCGGTACCGTCCTCATCTATTGTTTCAGAAGGATAAAAATATTCCAATTCAGGATATAAAGTTACACCATCTGAACCATAAACTTTATTTCCCGTATATCTAACACCCGTAACCTTACCTTCAGTTGTTTGTAAATTACATTTGTAACCCGTTTTCATACGGATTACTCCACTTCTTTTTACTGCGTCACCATTATCATCGGTAACGGTTGATGTTAATATTAAAGATATTGGTTCGATACGAATACCTCCTTCAGATATGTCAAAATCAGTTCTTGTGATACCCAATTCACATAAATCAACATTACCCCAAAATGGAAAAACTTCAATTGTTTTATCAAATCTAATAATTTGTGGTAAACCATCAATATCTGAATTTGATTTGAAATTGTAATATCTTTCGAATTTTTCAGCTCCGACACCTCTTTTAATGAAGTCATAAGGTCTTAATGAAAAACATCCAATATCTGATAAGTCAATGTCAACGTGTATTTTTTGGATACCTGTCGGAACACCCCAAATCATGAAGTCTCCTGATTCATTTGTTTTTACTGTGTAATTGTAATAACTTTCATAAACCTCTAAAACTTCTTCTCTCGTTAAAATATCAGATTGGTCAGGGAATGTACCAGTTGGTACATGTCCTCCGTGTTGTTTTCTTGAGGGTAATAAATTATATCTGTAATTGTTTTCGTCTCTTTGACTAACAGGGTCAGTATATGGATATAATGCGGAAATAACTGGGTCATCCGCATCAGTTGATTTTTGTTCCACAAATATAGAAACTCTAACGTTTGGGATACCAAAACCATCATTTGCAGTAATTCTACCACAAACAACACCATAGTCCGCACAAAGTGACGTATATATGTCTTTTTGTGAGAATTTTAAAGACAAAATCTCAAGTAAGTCATAGTCTTGTTTTAACTCGACAGTTACTTTCTGCTCTTTACCAATATTTGTTGAAATTCTATGTTTTTGCATCTCTTATAATAAATAGAAAGCACATGATTTTCTACTATTATAACGAAAAAACATTTTAATATGTAGTCGTTCCTAAAGATTTAGTTCTAACTCTAATATCACTATTCGGGAATCTCACTTGGAATATTTGATTAGATGTCATGAATACAGTCATATCAATTTGTTGTATTTCTTTTGTAACACTATCCACATATGATTGTGAAACCTCAGAAGATGAGTATGTACCTCCCGTTTTATTGTAAACCCTGATACTAACTACGTTAACAACTCCTTGTAAAACACCGATTTGTCTAATTAAATCACCAACAAATAACGGGTCCCCCATCTTTCTCTTTGAAATATCGAAAAACTCGGTTGCACTTGTGATTGCAGATTTGACAACATCTGTTGGATTTTCATTTTTATCAATTATTAAATCAATATCTAAACCTAAATCAATTACTTGGCCATTTGCAATGTCAATATAGTCGTTTATCATTCTATATTCTGACAAGTAATTTATAATATTATTCTTTAATGTATTAGAAACAACATCTGTAAGTTTACCATTATCATCATATGACAATAATTTAATCTTAACTTTGTTATCTTCTTCTTGCACATTTACTTTAGCCGGTGCACCGAATGTAGACGGCATTGTCTCTATTAAAGATTTGTAGTCATTTAACGTTACCGCTCTATTTTGTGCCGCAAAATTATATGCAACCATATTTCTAATCTCATCAATTGTTGGTTGGTCTGCACCACCAACCGCTGCGGTTACATTCGTTACTCGTAATGATTGTTCTACTTGTGTGTTTATTCCACTTACAGGTCCGTTAATATCAAATTCAATATTATCGATACTTGTAATAACATTTACACCCAAATTAGTGTCTTTTCCACCACCAATTCTATATTTTACAAACAACGTACTATTTGCCTTAGGTATTGCACCTAATGACATATTATTAAGATAACTTGCTAAATTTACTTTTAAGTTACCTGTCATATAGTTGTCTAAATTCTCTAATGGGTCAACACTTCCAGAACCAAAAGTTAAAGAAAAATAACTTTCAGGTGTATATTCGGTAATAAATTTATTATTAACGTTCATATACGTTCCCGCTTTAAAGTTATCTTTATCAGAAACTGCGGTTGGGTCTGGTATGAATATTTTATCTTGAATTAAGGATTTTACCTCATACCATTTATTTGTTGATGATGCAAATTCTCCTGATGTTGGGTTTGTTCCGTACCCCGTACCTTCTTTATGGATTACACTTGTAACACCTAAAACATTTTGCTCAGGTAAATAAAGTTTTAAGAAAGGTTTTTGGTCCACTTCAGTTATTACTCTTCTATAAATTCTCGTAACACCATTTACAACAGGTTCTCTTTTTGTAATTGTATAAGAAACCAATGTGTTATTGTTATCGAAATTTGGTATTTTCAATCTATTGGGTTCTCCCTTATCGTTAAATGGGCTTGAGAAATCAATATCATTTATTGTTTCAAATATTTGACCTCCTCCTGAAACTTGTGCACCTATTCTAATGATACCCAAATATCTCTCATCTTCTTTATCACCTCTTACCGGTACATTTATTGAGAAATCACATAACGCAACTGATGGTCTCGTACCCGGTATTTTAATTCCGTAAGTTTTTGCAATATGAAACAATGATTGTCTTTGTTGTGCAAAATCCAACATAGTTTCTTGCCAAACTCTATCAATGTGAAAGTGTAAGTTATCGGCAACCGCAGCGTTTAAATCCAATAATACTGAGAATATTGACGCGTCATTGGTATTCTTAACCAAATCAGGATAATATTCTTTTGTTAGGTTTACTAATTCTTGTCTTAGTCCTGCAAAATCTCTTGTTGCATATGATATTTTCTTACTCATCTTAAATGTTTAATATTATAAAGTCCGAAGATGAAAATGCTCCGTTATTTACTGTATATTCTATTTTTACTACAGCGGTGTGTGGTTTAGTTGAATTATCGGAAACTCTAAATAATCTTTCGTCCTCATCTTGATTAAATGTTCTTACTGTATCCGGGTCGTCCTCAGCGGACATAACTTCCAATTTTGTAATATCTAAATTTGGTATATATTTTTTTACCGATTCTCTAATTTCCTCTTCAATTAAATTAAATGTCACCATATCATTTTGGTCAAAAATGAATTGGTAAAGTCGAGTGCCAAAGTCAGGTAGAAAATAACGACTACCTCTCTTTGTCAATAAAAGGTGTATTAAATTGGCTCTAACCTCTCTTTCAGGGTCTACAGTCATTTTTAAATAATCACCTCCTAAACTCTCTCTAAATGGGAAATCTATTCCGTATTTTACCGCCATATCAATAAATATAAACTATTATGAAATGGTAATAAATAAAAAATCCAGCCGAAGCTGGATTTAATGTAGTGTCTTGATATTCACCCCCTGTATTCTCAAAACCTGGAAGCTCAAGGTACGCCTTGACGACAGTAGTACTTTGAGGGAGTCTCCCATTATCTTTATGACCCACAACCCTCACACTCGAAAGGTGAGTCCGTTGGTCTTTCTGATGTCATTACAACCTCAGGTGTTTCTTCACTAATTAACGTATTCGTTGTTGGTGTCGAAAGTGTTGCAGTAGGTGCCGGTGTCTGTTCTGTCGGTTTTACCGCTGATGTGTCGATACCAAGACCTTTTAACGCATCTACCGCCGAACGAGTTCTTAAGTAGTACATACCTGTTTTTAAACCTAATTTCCAACCAAATAAATGTGCCGCCAATAACTTAGGTTTAGTTGCATTATCAACAAATAGATTTAAAGATTGCGATTGGTCAATGAAAACACTTCTATTTGCTGCCATTTGTAAAATTCTCTTTTGAGACATTTCCCATACCGTTTTATAGACTTCCTTCATTTGTGTTGGTATTTCAGGAATGTTTTGAACTGAACCATTTTCCATGATTAGTTTATTTTTAATTCCATCATTCCACAAACCAAGTTTCAATAATTCTTTTACTAAGTGTTTATTGATTACAATAAATTCACCACCTAATGTTCTACGAGAATATAAGTTAGTTGTAAATGGTTCAAACGCTTCATTATTACCTAATATTTGTGCGGTTGATGCTGTTGGCATCGGTGCAACTAATAATGAGTTTCTAACACCATAATCTTTAACTTCTTTTCTTAAAGATTTCCAATCCCAACGACCCGATAAATCTTTATCTTTTTTATCCCACATTTCAAATTGGAAAATACCTTTCTCAATTGGTGAACCAACTATTGATTCATATGGGCCATATTGTTTCGCCAAATCTTTTGAAGATGTCATTGCTGCGAAATATATAGTTTCAAAAATATCTGTTTGTAAGGTATCTGCATCGTCTGATTCAAACGGTAAACCTAACATACAGAAAACATCAGCTAATCCTTGAACACCTAAACCTACAGGTCTATGTTTAAAATTAGAACGTCTTGTTTCTTCAGTTGGGTAGAAGTTTAAATCAATTACATTGTTTAAGTTCTTAACAACTTGATATGTGTATTCATATAATAAATCATGATTGAATTCACCATCTAAGATATATTTTGGTAATGCAATCGATGCTAAGTTACAAACCGCTTGTTCTGTCGGTGAACTATATTCAATAATTTCAGTACATAAATTTGAAGACTTAATGGTACCTAAATTCTTTTGATTTGATTTATAATTTGCAGCATCTTTATATAACATATAAGGAGTACCTGTTTCAATTTGAGCAGTTAAGATGTGGTCCATCAATTTTCTTGCCTTCATTGTTTTACGAGCTTTACCTTCTTGTTCATATTTCTCATATAAACGAGTAAACGCTTTATCTTCAGGACTATCATAAGCATCTGATAACCCAGGTGCTTCGTCAGGTGAAAATAATGACCATTCACCATCTTGTTCCACACGTTGCATAAACAAATCAGGTGTCCACATTGCTAAGAACAAATCACGAGCACGTAATTCTTCTTTACCGTGATTCTTTCTAAGGTCAATGAATTCCATTACATCAGCGTGCCATGGTTCAAGGTAAATTGCAAAAGAACCCTTTCTTTTACCTCCTTGGTTAATCCAACGAGCAACTTCATTATATGTTTTCATCATTGGTAATAAACCATCAGATTGACCACCGGTTCCTTTAATGTACGCACCTTTAGCACGAACATCATGAACGTGTAAACCAATACCGCCAGCCCATTTAGAAATCTTTGCAACATCACCAATTGTGTCGAATAAACCATCGATATCGTCACCTTTATTTCCAATTAAGAAACAAGAAGACATTTGTGGTCTCTTAGTTCCCGCATTGAATAATGTTGGTGTTGCATGTGTGTAGAAATGTTGTGATAAATCATCATAGATTCGTAACGCCATTTGTACATCACCTTTACAAATACCAACCGCAACTCTCATGTACATGTATTGGGGTCTCTCAACAATTCTATCACCTATCTTTAAAAGATATGAACGTTCTAATGTTTTAAAACCGAAATAATCAAAATCCAAATCACGTTCTGTACATATCGCACCGTCCAACGCTTCTTTGTTATCCATAACAAACTGATAGATATCGTCATCAATTAAAGATGATTCTTTACCTGTTCTTGGTTCAACAAATGAGTGTAATTCCTTAACACATTGTGAGAATTTTTTATGTGTAACTTTATGTAATAAAGAAACGGCTAATCTACCCGCTAATTTAGCATAATCTGGGTGTGTTGTTGTCATAGACGCCGCAGTTTCAGCTGCAAGTACATCTAATTCTTTTGTTGATATACCATCATAGATACCTTGAGTAACTTTCAAAGTAACATATGTTGGGTCAATATATTCTAAATTTAAATCACTACAAAAAACACTAATACGTCTTGTGATTTTATCATATCTCATTTCCTCTAAGGAACCGTCTCTTTTTTTTACTTTCATCTCTATTAAAATATTTTAAAAATCTAAATCTCCAAATGCAGAATCTAAATCTTCCGCTGTTGATGTGTTATTAACTCCCGCTTTTTGATATTCAGCCACTCTCTTTTCAAAGAAATTTGTTTTTCCTTGTAATGCGATGTTTTGCATAAAATCAAATGGGTTCTCTGAATTGTAAACTTTAGAACATCCTAATGCCACTAATAGTCTATCAGTAACAAATTCAAGATACTGTGCCATTAAGTCAGAGTTCATACCAATTAAACGAACAGGTAATGCTTCAAGGATAAATTCTTTTTCGATTTCTAATGCTCCGCAAATGATATCCTTAATTCTTTTTTCTGTTAATTTGTTTTCAATGTGATTATTGTAAAGATGACAAGCGTAATCGCAATGCATACCTTCGTCACGAGAAATCAATTCATTTGAGAATGTTAGACCCGGCATTAAACCTCTTTTCTTTAACCAGAAGATTGAACAGAATGAACCTGAGAAGAAAATCCCTTCAACTGCCGCAAATGCTATAAGTCTCTCAACAAAAGTTCCTTTTTCAATATACTTCAACGCCCACTCAGCTTTTTTCTTAATTGCCGGCACTGTTTCAATTGCGTTAAATAATTTGTTTTGTTCTTCTTTGTCTTTAATGTATGTATCAATTAACAAAGAATATGTTTCACTATGAATGTTTTCCATCATGATTTGGAAACCATAGAAGAATTTGGCCTCAGTATATTGTACCTCATTTACAAAATTCATTGCAATGTTTTCATTAACAATACCGTCAGATGCGGCAAAGAATGCCAACACATGTTTAACGAAATGTTGTTCGTCTGCATTTAATTTATTCTCCCAATCTGAGATATCTTGTGCTAAATCTATTTCTTCTGCGGTCCAAAAACACGCTTCTTGTTGTTTGTACAATTTCCATAAATCGTGATGTTCGATAGGAAAAAGGACAAACCTTCCTGGATTGTCTTGTAGGATTTTTTCAGTCATCTTTGTTTATTTTATTTATTTTGTAATTCTTGTCTCTTTAAAAACGCTTCTCTTGCCCTATTGGCGTTATTGGCTGTTTTATCTTGTTCATGTCCAAGTAATGTATTTTGAGCCTCAGTGTCGATTACTAAGAATTCATTATTGAACTTACAGTTTTGGAACACAACACCGTCTTTACCAATACGAGATTTAAGTAATGTTAATGTTGCCAAGTTATGTTCTTTTTGTTCTAATGTTTTACCGATAGAAAGGATAACGTGTGCAATTTGTGCTTTCTTAATTGAACCACCCATTTGGTCACCAGTTACAACTTCAGATGAAATTGATTCACGGTTACCTTGTGTTGCGGTCCATATAGCCATGTTAAACTCAGTTGTCATAGACTCCAAACTTCTCATGATAGAACCTTCACCTTTCCACTCTTCACCATTAGTACTTCTTTCAGGTGAAATACAATCAACATAATCAATAATTAACAAGTCAATTCTATTCCCCTCCGAATTCATTTTTCTGATTTTACTCTTAATTTCAGAAATAGTGATGTTGTCACTCGATAACTTTAAAAGTTTAATGCTACCTTTTGAACGACTTTGTGCTTCGTCAACCTTTTCTTTTACGATATCCTTGTACTCAGGTTGTTCATCTGGAGCAATCTCAGACCAAATTGTGTAATGTTTTCTTTTAATGTTACCCGGATTATCCTCAAAGAATATTTGAAGAACGTTATAATCCAAGTTAAACGCAGTGTTCGCAAATTTAGTTAATAAAGTAGTTTTACCCGTACCAGTTGGTGCCAATACGACACCTAATTCACCAATACCTAAACCACCTTTTAATAGATTGTCAACACCAACAATACCTGTTGGAATTGGGTGTCTGAAATCCTTTTCTAACGCTCCGTCAATATCGTGGAATACATCAGTTGCATCATCTCCCAATACACCAACTTGTAATGCCTTTTGTATGATTTGTTCAATCTTACTATAGTTTTCAAAGTCACCATTTTGAATAATTCCTTCGACAAGTTTTAACTCCTTTTTTAGATTTTGTTGTCTACAAAAGTTAAGTGCGGTTGTTTTAGGGTATTCAATATCTTGTGTATTTTCTTTTATCGCTTCTAACGTATCAATGTGCACTCTGGAAGAATCTTTTCCACCATTTTCTGCCATTATTTTCTGTGCAATCGTATTATAATCGGGAATTTTACTGTACGCCTTGTAAAGTTCTTTAAGATTTTCCATAATGTATCTAAAAGAATTATTATCAAAAAACTTACTTTCTATTACGTCAATAATTGTTTCTCCGTATTTTTTATCTTCTATGATTGCCTTTAATAATGACTGTTGAAATGAAAATCCTAAATGTCCAAAATTTCTCTCTTCCATGCTAAATGTTATATATATGTTTTAAAATTATAATTGATAGTTCAAGTATGTGGTTTCCAAATCTTCAGAAGACAAGATGTCAGTTAAATCTGACAAAATTCTCTTTAGTCTTGGACGAATATCTACCGTATATCTAACCTTTGGGTGGTAATAATATGCGGGAAATATCCTTTGAATAAATACACTTTCATTTAGCTTTATTTCCAATAAAAAGTGCTCTCTGTCCTTCTCATTTGAATCTTCCACATAGTCCGAAGATAGGAAAAAATTTGCATTTTCACACAAATAATTGGAACTTTTTATTTTTAAATCTTCCGCAATATCGTCACAAATATTTTTTACATAATAATGTAAATCCATTGAACGTCTTGCTTGGTCAACGTGGTCCTTCACGTTAAAAAATCTTTGACAGATGATATTTCCATCTAATGTCAATAAGAACTCGAATTTTGTGATGTCTTGATTTTGATTAGTCATAATTTTTAATTTTAATCACTTTTTTTTTATTTTTTTCTTTAGTTGTTAATCGAAGGAATGGGTTTAGAAAATTCATCCATGCATCGTCTGATTTTGGTAATAGATTAAAGATTCCATCATCTCTCATCATTCTCATTGCATTTTTGTAAGACCTACCTTCTTGGTCTAGATTTTCGTTTATTAAAAGTTGTATATTCTCTTTCGCCTCTTCAGTTAAGAAAGGTTCATCCAAACTTACAATACGATTATTTACATCGAAAAACTCTTCACCTAATACTCCATGTTTTGTAACTCCAGTTAGTAAATTGGCAACAAGTTTGTTATGTTTATCTTGTTGAAAGATTTCCTCACTTTTGTTCTTAATTTGTTCAACAGAAATGTGTTCTGTTTTTAGTTCAGGGAAAAGAGACAAAAATCTCTTAATACCCATTCCTCTTATTCCTGCAATATTATCAGATGAGTCTCCACACATCATCTTAACTAACTTAACGTTTTCAATTAAGATTTCTTCGTGGTTGTAAATAATCGTATCTTTTTGTTTGTAAAGTTTTCCGTGTGACGGATTGTAAATTTGAGTATTCTCTGAAACCAATTGAGTTAAATCTCCGTCAGATGAATATACTATTTTGTTTTCTTTTGGTGAGTTCTGAGTATAGTAAGCGATGTTATCATCAGTCTCACAATACTCATACTCTCCTTGTCTTACAAATAATTCCTCAAGATATTGTTTTACTCTATCTCTTTGGTATGTGTAAGAACTAACTTCTTCTTCAGAACGAAGACGTGATTTTCTGTTTTCTTTGTATGGGGCGTAGATTTTCTTACGTGTTTGTGAACCTTCTAACCCGTCCCAAAATACAACTATCTTGTCTAAATTGTATGTCTCAAATGTTCTTCTAAGAGTATTGAGAAAATGATAAATTCCCCCAATGTGTTCTCCCTTATGAAAGGCGTTTTTAACACCATAGAAACCAATCGTAAGTAAATTGTCGCCATCTACTAATAAAACAGACATTTAATAATTTTATTATATATCACTCTCCTCTGTTACAACTTGTGTATCTGCGATGTCTGTAACATTAACACCTAATTGTTTACCGATGTACTCACCGTTATCACGTTTGTACTCTTCGATAGAACGTTTTTCTTCAGTATCGTCTTTACCGTGCATAAATCCTTGTGGAGTTACCAAGATACGACCATCCTCATATCCACCACCATTGATGTGGTTCTTACTGATTGAGATTTTAGTACGTGTTGCGATTCTG